TACTAACCTACAACAGTTTGGTTATACAGTAAAACAAATTGGCAATTTAGGCGCACTGGTTAAAGACAGTGCTGACAATCTAGCAGTATTGGGTGGTACGGTAGCAGACGGTACAGCGCAGTTTGCTGAAATGAGTCAGGCAGTTCGTGAAAGTGCCTTTGGCGATCATTTGCGTATGATGGGCTTTACTATTGATAGTCTTAACAAAGGTACAGCAAATTATCTAAGACTACAAGCGGCACAAGGCGAGCTAGGAAATAAAACTCAAGAGCAACTGACCGAAGGTGCTGAACAATATCTAGTTCAGCAAGATAGACTCACTAAACTTACTGGCGCCAGTGCCGATGAGCAGGCTAAACTTAAAGAGTCTGCTCTGTCAGAAGAACGATTTGGAGCTTCAATTCGTCTGCGCGAACGACAAGCCAAAGAAGCAGACATACGCGGCGACCACGAATTGGCTTCAAAATTACGAAAACAAAACGAAGACATTCAAAATGTCAGTGTTCAAGTATTAAAAGCTGGGGGTAAAAATCTAGCACAAGGTATGCGTGACATATCCACTGGATTTGTTACTAGCCCGGCTGCCCGTCAATTTCAAATTGGTTTTCCTAGAACTGCTGAACTGATAAGAAAAGGTGCCGATCAGATAACCATTGCCAACAGCATGAGAGAAGAAGCTGTAGCCAATGAACAAAAGTTTGATCGACTAAGAGCAGTAGGAGCCGCAGATGCAGTAGCAGGTATTGGTGCAGAAGTTGCCGCAATGGCCAACTTAAAGGATCAAACAGAAGCCAATGCTAAAATTACGCATTATCAAAATGATCAAGCTGAAGCTGCCGCAAAAAACATGACATTGATGCAGGTTAAACAACAGCATTATCAACAGGCATTGGATCGTTTGGTTGAGATAGGTATAGGCCCAGTAACTGCCGCAATGAATATATTAGCTGGTGCTATAGAAACGATTGGTGATCTAGTAGAAGATATTCTACACCCACTGGATTTCCTAGCAGGCAAAACTACACACCAACTTGAATCAAAATTAAGAGATGCTACTGCCGCGGGAGATACAGCTAGAGCTAAAGCCATTAGAGAAGAAATGGCCAAAGGCGGTGGTGCCACATCATTTGACACAGCCAAATCCGGCGGCGGTGGGTACACTACCGGTGCTAGAGGAATGCAAAACGCCAGCGATGTTGATAAGATTTTATCCACAATTCGTGCCAAAGAATCCGGCGGCAATTATGGTGCACAGGCCAAAGGCAGTTCTGCATCAGGTGCATATCAATATATCGACAGCACATGGCAGTCTTTAACCAAGAAATTTAGTATTGGTGCTGAATTTAAAAAAGCCAAAGATGCTCCTAAAGAAATACAAGATTTAATTGCTCGCAAAAATGTTGAAGAAATTCTAGCCAAAAATAATGGCAGTTTGTCTGCGGTTGCCAACACCTGGTACACAGGCAATGCACAAGGCAAAATGAGTGCTCAAGCACTGGCAGCCAATAACGGTTTGACAGCAGAAAAATATGCATCCGGTTGGATGAACATGTTTAATAAAATGGGTGGGCCAGCTGTACAAACAGCATCTACTACACCGCAAGCGCCAATAGCGGCACCTACAGGCAGTTATAGTTCCAGTGTAAGTAAACCCACGGATCTAACAGTTCCCAAAGACAAAACAGCATCCACCGGAGAAACTGCAATGGCAGCCAATGATCCTAGCATGTTGCATGAAAATCTGATCGGCGCATTAAAATCTGGATTTGCCGAAATGTTGCGTGTACAGACTGCACAGTTATCAGTACAGAAACAACAATTAAAAGCTACTAGCTAAACTGCGGTAAATAACTTACTATGGCAGATAATAACCGCAGAGGCCCTAATGGTGGGTGGCGCAAGTATTTTAAGGTTGCAACACCTGGTGGACAACTAAGTCCAATTTCCGGATCAAATCAATTTGGATTACCGGGCTATAACCGTAATACTGGTGGTGGCGAAGGTATTAATACTCCTAATGATTTTGCATTTCGCAACTATGCCAGTAGACTACCAGAAGTATACACAGGACATCCTAATCGTGTTGAACGCTATAATCAATACGAAAATATGGATATGGATTCTGAGATTAATGCCTGTTTAGACATTATTGCTGAATTCTCAACACAGATCAACGAAGATAACGAAACTCCGTTTGATATACACTTCAAAGATAAACCAACTGATCACGAAGTAGAAATTATTAAGAAACAGCTACAACAGTGGACAAAACTTAATAAACTAGATCAGCGCATATTCAAATTATTCCGTAACACTATCAAGTACGGCGATCAAGTATTTGTTCGTGACCCAGAAACATTTGAAATGATGTGGGTTGATATGACCAAAGTAGCTCGCGTTATTGTTAACGAAAGCCAAGGCAAGCGTCCAGAACAGTATGTGATTCGCGATATTAATCCTAATTTCCAAAACATGACTGTGGCATCAAAAACCACACAGGACTATTATGTTAGTCGTCCAACTGGCACTATTGGTCAAGGCGCAGGTAATTCAGCCTTTGGCGGCGGAGCTGGTGGCGGAGCTGGAGTAAGCGGCGGCGGAGTAGGTAACAATCGTTTTGTGCAGGCCATGAACGAATCCTGTTTAGATGCTCGTCATATTGTGCATTTGAGCCTAAACGAAGGTCTTGATTTTTTCTGGCCATTTGGACAAAGTATTCTAGAAAACATCTACAAAGTTTACAAACAAAAAGAATTATTAGAAGATGCGGTATTGATCTATCGTATTCAACGAGCTCCAGAACGCCGCTTGTTCAAGATTGATGTGGGCAACATGCCTAGTCATATGGCCATGGCCTTTGTTGAGCGTGTTAAAAATGAAATGCATCAACGCCGTATTCCTACTGTAACAGGTGGCGGACAAAACATGATGGATGCTAGTTATAATCCATTAAGTATCAACGAAGACTACTTTTTCCCACAGACAGCAGACGGTCGTGGATCCAGTATTGATGTATTGCCAGGCGGTCAGAACCTAGGCGAAATTGATGACTTAAAATATTTTAATAACAAGATGGCTCGTGGCTTGCGTGTGCCTAGTAGCTACTTGCCAACAGGCCCAGACGACTCAAATTTAGCTATGAATGACGGTCGTGTAGGCACAGCATTGATACAAGAATACCGTTTTAACCAGTACTGCATACGCTTACAAAAGCTGATTATGCAGAAATTAGATGACGAATTCAAGATGTTTTTACGCTGGAGAGGCTTCAATCTTGACAGCAGTCTGTTTAATATTGCACTTTGCGAGCCACAAAACTTTGCAAGTTATCGCCAAAGTGAGTTAGATAACAGCAAAATTCAAGCATTTGCACAGCTAGAACCCTTGCCATATATGAGTAAACGATTCTTAATGAAGCGTTATTTGGGCTTGACCGAAGAAGAATTACTTGAAAATGAGCAGATGTGGAAAGAAGAGCGCGACGAGCCTGAGCTTCAAACCACACAAGGACAAGACTTGCGTAGCGTGGGCGTAACCCCAGCTGGCATTGAATCTGACCTACAAAACGCTGAATTATCACAGGCACCTCCAGGTGGTGAAGCTCCTGAAGGCGCTATGCCAGCAGTACCTAACACAGCAGGCCCTGGTGGCCAAGGTGCCGTAGCGGCTCCAGCTGGCGCTTCTGGCGCAGGCTTATAAATACTAGCATGATCTTAAATGAATTATATGACCGCAGTCCTGAAGCTTATCAGGACCTAAGTCAAGACAATACTCAACCGCGGTTAAGCGATACTCGCAAAACCCGTTTGACTCTGCGCCAGCTTAATAAACTGCGCCAAATGAACGATATCAGGTCCGTGGAATACAGAGAAAAACTAAAAGATATAAAACGCCAATACGCACCTGCACCTGAGCCTCCTACAGGCCTGTAAAAAAACTGTCATTTCTGACAGAAAATCACCGTTAAAGTACCTAGATTATGTAATATATGTAAATATATTACCGAGCCATACCTTAAGGAGAAAATATGACTAATAAATTTGAACAATTAATCGAATATGTGATTAATGATGAAGAACAAAAAGCCCGTGAGCTTTTCCATGATATCGTTGTTGAGAAATCACGCGAAATCTACGAGAGTCTTATGGAAGAAGAAGACGAAGAGTCTAGTGCTGAGCGCGACGACAAAGCTGAAAAAGCTGGTAAAAAAGTTGCTAAAGACATCGAGTACGACGAGAAGAAAAACAAGTTGGACGAAGATGAAGAAGAAGATGACGAAGAAGATCTTGAAGAAGATATGACTTCTGATGCCGCTCCTGATCTTATTGACGACGTCGAAATGGACGAAGAAGGTATGACCATGGAAAATGATGCTGAGTTTGACGACGAAGCTGAAGAAGAAGGCGAAGAAATGACTCATGATATGGAAAACGATCATGATGAAGAAGGCGACATTGAAGATCGCGTAGTTGACTTGGAAGACAAGTTAGACGAATTAATGGCTGAATTTGAAGCTATTATGGGCGGCGAGCACGGCGAAGAAGATGAATTTGATGCTGAGCGCAATGATGTAGGCAACCACGATATGCAAGGCGACGAGCTAGAAATGGACGACACAGCTGAATTTGCTGACATGCCATTGGGCGAAAACATCAGTTTGCCATCAGCACCAAAGCCAGTTACTACTGAGCCAGCTGGAACAAACACAAAGTCTACAACAGCATTTAATTCAGGTGCAGCCGGTATGGCAAGTAAGCCAGTAGGCGGTAGCCCAGATGAGAAGAACCCAGACGGCACAGCCGCTTACAAGAAGCCATCAAACGCTTACAGTAAGGGCGAAGGCAATTTGCCAGGCGCAGGTACTTTTAAAAACACTCCAGCTAAAGACGGTAGTAAATTGGCACCAGCACCAAAGCCAGTAACTGCACAAGCAGCCGGTGTTAATACAAAGACACCTTTTCCAAGAGGTTAATAGGTAGATATGGCTCGCTATACATATCTTAAAGAACATCTAAGCTTCACTCAGGCCAGGGCAGAAATCCTGACTGAGGAAGCCGCGGATGGTTCTGGCAAGAACTTGTACCTCAAAGGCATTTGTATTGAGGGCGGAGTTCGCAATGCCAACGAGCGAGTATATCCTGTAAACGAAATTGCCAAGGCAGTAGACACTATCAACGAACAGATTAAAACTGGTCATTCAGTTTTAGGTGAAGTAGATCACCCAGATGATTTAAAGATCAACTTGGATCGTGTAAGTCACATGATTGAAAAAATGTGGATGGATGGCCCTGCAGGCTATGGAAAACTAAAGATATTACCAACACCGATGGGAACATTAGTAAAAACAATGTTAGAATCCGGTGTTAAACTAGGTGTTAGCAGTCGTGGATCTGGAAATGTCAACGACGCAAACGGACATGTCAGTGACTTTGAAATAGTCACTGTTGATGTGGTTGCTCAACCAAGTGCTCCTAATGCATATCCAACAGCAATTTA